GCTCAGATAAGCCCGGCTACAAGGCGCAAGCGTTCAACACCACGGCCGAGCACCGTCTGAACACTATCAATAACGCGGCCGATGGCTGTAAACAGCGCGGTAGTGGCGCTGCATGGTGGCGCGGCGAAGTCGGCAGCAAGAGCAGCAAGAGCACCAAGAGAAAAGCCGCCTCCGCGCACATCGCGAAGATCCCGCTGGTGCTGGCGAGACACATCGCAAAGGCGTGGTATCCCGTTGCGCCGCGTGCCGATCCGCCCAAGGAGCGCCCATGACCGAACGAACCGAACGTGCGCTGATTCGTTTCCTCCTGATGCTCTTTCGAGTGACGTATGGAAAACCAAAGCCCTATCCGCCAGAATACGAAGAACTCGAAAACGAGTTGCGGCCATGACTGACACCCCCACCGTCTCGGGCCGCGAACTAGAACCGTGTCGGTGCGAGAAGCCAGCGCCACTCGTGCCGGGCGCGAAGTGCCGGAAGTGCCATCGCTGGACGGTTGCACTCGTGAATGATGACGGCTCGTTGACGACCATCCCTTCACAGCAGGAGCCAGCCCATGACTAACCCTGTCTCGTCCCGACTCGCCCACGAGGAGAACTGAAATGAGGCTTAACTACACGGACGAGGAAGATCGCCCAGGACAGTTCGCGCTCTGGGATGCGAACGTGCGTCGGTCGATTCGTGGGAAGTCTGGACAGCGTGAGTTGAGGGAACTTGAAACGGCGCTGTTGGACTTGCCTGAGAAGCGGCTGATTAAAGACGCGCTCACCGACGAGGAGGGCGGTTGTTGCGCCATCGCGTGCTACGCGAAGCATAAGGGCGTCGATGTGTCGAAGTTCGATCCAGAGTACGAAAGCGATGAGGTTGGTATCGCTGCCGGAATGCCTAAGCTCGTCGCGTGGTCAATCGTGGCGTTGAACGACATCACGCTCGATACGGTGTGGGAAGTCGCGGAAGGCCCAATTCAGCGAGGCCACGGGCAGTATAAAGGCGGCATCCCGCTCGTCCGCGACATGACACCAGAAGAACGCTACGTGAAGGTTCTTGAATGGGTGCGCGAAAGGATCTCCCATGTCTGATTCTGATTCTCCCTCGTCCCGACTCGCCGCGCACGGGAGTCTGAAGCGCGACATCGACATCATCTCCGTGCCGTGGACAGAGGAGGCCATCGGAGCAATGGATCTCGCAATCGATGCTGGACCGGAGCAAGGGCTGCGGCTTGCGGCTATTCGGCAACTGGAAGCGGAGAGCCCCCAACGTCTCGTGGCGAAGATTATCGCGCTGCCTATAGAACTTCTTTGGGTAAATGGCGTGCAGCGAAAGTTCATCGACAGCGAGCGATTGCGGGCGCTTATCCTCCCTGTGCCAGCGGCCGGATCGCCCGCGCCGTCCGCGCCTGGTAAGCCGTGTAACTGCGGGCCGCATGAATGCATTCATCCATCGAGGCTGCGTGATGGGTTTCAGTGTGAAGTTGAACGTGCTGCCGAGGCCCGCGCCCTCGAACAGCGCGACGTGGCTCTCCGTGCGTTGCCCGATCAACTCCGTAAACAAATGGTCGGACGTTCCGCAGAGGTGCAGTATTTGTTGCAATTCTTTATTGACGTGCTCGATAAGGAAATATTACCGCTCGCCCCGCCGCGTGAGGCCAAATGAATGCAGCAGCCGTTAGCGATTGATCTGTTCTGCGGGCTCGGCGGCTGGACGGAAGGCTTGATGGCTGAGGGCTACGAGGTGGTTGGTTTCGACAACGAACGGCACGCCTACGGAGACGCGAAATATCCCGCGCAGCTCGTGCTTCAGGACGTGTTGACGCTCCACGGCTCGCAGTTCAAAGACGCCGCGCTGATTGTCGCGAGTCCACCGTGCCAGGCGTATTCCTATCGGGCGATGCCGTGGAAGAAAGCCAAAGCCTTGCCGCCGCCGGATAACACGCTATTTGAAGCGTGCTTTCGGATTCAACGCGAAGCCTCCGAAGCTGCGGGCCATCACATTCCGCTGGTGGTGGAGAACGTGTGCGGGGCGCAGAAGTGGGTCGGACGCGCACGCTGGCACTTCGGATCGTTCTACCTCTGGGGAGATGTGCCGGCGCTGATGCCGATCACGAAACGGGCGAAGGTGGGCGGCTTCCGCTTCGACGGATCTGGCGGCAGCTTTCAATCGGCATCGGTAAAGGTGGCTGGTTTGAACTGGTCAGGCTCAGATAAGCCCGGCTACAAGGCGCAAGCGTTCAACACCACGGCCGAGCACCGTCTGAACACTATCAATAACGCGGCCGATGGCTGTAAACAGCGCGGTAGTGGCGCTGCATGGTGGCGCGGCGA